TGAAATGAATGATAAAAGTTAGATAAAATATGAAAAAAAATTAAAACCGCCAGTGAATGCTGATAGAATCAGCGTTTACAGATATGTATTTTATCAGTTGGGAGATAAGTGCGCGAGCCTCATTGATATTTCCAGAGTTATAGGCTTCTTCTATGGCCTGCGATAACGTCACTGCATCTTCCCGTTTAACATAATCATTCTTTTTACTTTCGGCTGCATCGAGCTTTTTCTGCAATTCTTTTTTTTGCGCGGTTAGCGGATCTATCTGTGCTTTTACCTGTTCTATGTCGATTTGCTCCAGAGAATAAAGACTGATCAGTCTGTTTATGCGGGTATTAATTGATGCTATTTTCTTCCCGAGGCTTTCCACAGTCTGATCCGCGCTGCCTTTTGCCTGTTTAACAGAGTCGTAAAAGGCAACATCCGTCCGGATGCGCTTTATCTGGTCCAGTACAAGCGCATCTGTTTTTCGAAGATTTAATCTTTTCGCACTGCAATCCCGATTAACGACCATTGACCCTTTCACCCTTGATCGACTGTAACATACATAGTAAATGTATGTACCAGTCTGTATTTTGTGAAACCGCTTTTTGCAGTATTCACAGTAAATTAGACCGCTCAATAGGTTTTTTGTCTTTTTCCCCGTGAATTTTGAAAAGTTTTCCTTCCGTTCGCCCAGCACTTCTTGCGCTTTTTCGAATGTTTCTTCTGATATGATCGGCGCATGCTTCCCCTGCGTCCATTTTCCACAAAATAAAACCTGACCGATATATAACTTGCTGTTCAAAATCCGAGTGATACTGGCTAAACTCCAAAAAAAGTCAATATCATACATGTTCGCGCAATCTCCGGCGATGCACGCAAAAGGACGACGTTGTGCAGCTTGTTCAAAGATAAAACGAATTATTTCCGCTTCATTTTCGTTAATCGTTAAACCGTTCTCTGGGCTGTAGTTGTACCCGAGTGGCGCTTGACTGCCCATGTACAGTCCGTCTTTTGCCCTGCCTTGCCTGCCCTCCATCATGCGTTCTTTGATCCGTTCTCGTTCCAATTCCGCGAATGTAGATAGGATGCCGAGCATCGCGCGTCCGAATGCTGTAGACGTGTCAAACGCTTCTGCGCGGCTGACAAAAGAAATGCCTGCAGCTGCGAACACTTTTTTGATTAAATAGAGTGTGTCATATTGGCTGCGGCTCAGCCTGTCCAGCTTGTCCACCAGTACGATATCCGGATGTTTTTTGCTGATGTCGGACAGCATCTGCTGCAGTGCAGGTCTTTCCATGTTCGAACCGCTGTAGCCTGGATCCGTGTATATCCCTGTGACCTTCCAGCCCATAGCCTCACTGTACTTTTTCAATCGTTCTTCCTGTTCCCCGAGTGAGTATCCCTCGTCTGCCTGCTCACGAGTAGATACGCGGGTATAAATAAATACTGCCTTGTCCATTGCTATCTCCATTTTTATACAATTTTCCCCGGCAACTGCGGGCAGCACCGGGGAAATACAATCTATTTTATCGAGACCCAGAACGCTGCTATAAATGTAACGATTATAACAGCAACCCGGGTACCCTTTGAAATCTTATTTACTTTGGAAAACGGCGGAGCCAGAAAAACAGCGGAAATGACAATCAGGATTGCAGACAGGATGCCGTATCCCTCCTGAACAAATATGATTGCAAATAAGAAGAAAAGAATCGTAATTGCCCACTGTATGCCGTGACGCACTTTTTTAAGCACTGCCTTTACTTGCTCTTTATCGCTTACATCCTCCGGAGCTTCAGCCGGTGCAGGCGTGCCCGCATCTGTCAGCTCTTTTCGGATGTCCTCCATCGGGCAGCCGCAGTGAGGGCATGCAGTAGCATTATCCGAAATATCTTTCCCACATTCTGGGCATTTAATCATCATAATTTTGTGTCCCCCTTGTATTTAGTAAACGTAGTACGGATTTGGCTTAAACAATATTGAGATTAGATCGATCAGCCAGCCAAAAATAAATAATCCACCTGTAAGCAGGTACAGAATACCCATGCCTGTTTTGCCCTCATAAAATTTATGGGCTCCCATCCATCCGAGGAATAAGCACAGGAGAAACGCTGTCCACTTGTTTACTTTCCTTCCAGATCTGTACCGTGCAGACAGGGAAGAAGAGGCAGCCGCGCTGTTATTGTTATTGTTGTTATTATTGTTGTTTATGATGATATTTTTATCATCTTTTAGACTGCCGACCTGCTTTCCACAGTGCGGACACACTACACAGTCAACATCTATGCGCTCTCCGCAGTGAGAGCAAAATTTTTTCTTGATCGTGGTACCGCAGTTCGGGCAAATATTAGCCTTATCTGATACATCCTGACCACATTCAGGGCATTTGATTAACATTTTTGCTTCCTCCTTGCATTTTCCGTGGCATTATCGCGGAAATTCTACAAAATTTCTCATGCAGATCCTGTATATTAAACATGAAATCAACACACAGGAGGGCATGCCATGTACAAAAAACTTATAACGGACCTTGTAAACGGATCCAGCAACGAAAAAATGCTGGAGCTTGTCTACCGGTTCTGCCGGAAGATTTTAAGGTAGGGGGTTCATTCCCCTGCCTTTTTAACTGCCTCCGTTTTGAACAATATCTTTTGCGATTTTTTCAAGGGTTTCCCATTCTGATTCATCCAGTTTTGCAAGTGCTTCGATCAGCCTTGCCTTAAACGATTTGTCATCAAGTACCAGATCCCCCATGAAGTCGGTTATTGTCTGGCTTCTTGTGAGCGATCTAAACATCTCGCCTTCTCCGGTAAGTAGCCATTCCTTATTTACGCCGAATTCACGGCAGATTGACTTTATATTTGAATCCGTCAGCGTATTCTTATCATTTTCGATAAGGCTCATAGCGCTTTTTTTCAATCCAATTTTATCTCCAAATTGTTCCTGCGTTAAATTGAGCTTTTCTGATTTCCTTATTGCTTTTACGCGTTCTCCCTGCGTCATTTCTCCACCTCCTTCCTTTATATATAATAGCACGCGGAATGTATAAAGGCAATAGAAAAAGTTTGCCAAACAAACAAAAATATATTGACAAAGTTTATTAAATAAAGTAATATATTTATAGAGCAAACAATACATAATAAAAAGGAGGAAATAAAAAAATGAAAAGATATGGAGAGGAAATCAAGTTAACGCAGGGTCTGCTGGATGACATCACTTTTTATATGGACGGAGGAATCCGGGAACGCATTCATTTCGAAATGGCACCATGCGAGCCGGAAGCCTTTTTAAAGAGATACCTGGAAATTGATCCGGACTTTGAAGCGGTACTTTCCGATGAGTTTGGGATCGAGATGTGAGCCGAAACGGTTCGAAAGGACCGTCAACCGGGGATGACCGCCCGGTGCTGATGATGGCAGGTCAGAATCAAATAAGAAGAGAAAGGAGCAGAGCATGAGTGAGAAGGAAAAAAACATAATCCAGACGCTGAAAAAAGCATTACCTCAGATGTCGGAGCGCGAACAGGGCTACTTTTTGGGATATGCAGAAGCTCTTGCAGCGTCTGCAAAGAATCCGGAGGAAGAAAAGGATGAAGCAGCAAATAAAGGTGCTTAATTACGACAAAAACGGCACCCTGATCGAAGATTTGAGCAAGGTCAGAGTGCCGATGGAGATCCTTAATAATATCGCAAACATCCTGAATATGGAAGCGCGCGAGAGAAAAAGGGAGGTGAAAATGAAATGACCTTAATCGAATCACTAAAAATCACGCATGGGGGAATCAAAGTGATTGTGAGGATAAGGATATACGGGATGGAGGCAAGTTTTTCCGGATATCCATCAACAATAATCGAAAACGGTCAGAGTGAGCTGCTGAACAGAGAAGTTAAGCAGCTGGCGCCACAAGAAAATACTCTGGTGTTTTATCTGTAAGAATAAGCAGAAAGTAATAGGCGTAAAGCCAGAAAGGAGGACAAGCTATGGAAGGGGAAGACCTTATGTTAGTAATTGGGACAAACTGCATAACAGCAGCAGTGATCCTGTGGGAGACAACAGACCTGCAGTGGTTCCCGGCGACGCTGGCAATTACCGCAGCGGCAGCGTTTCTGATCGGCGCGCGGGAAATGGTCAAAAAAAATGATGCAGAGCTGTGATCTTGGCGGACTGGCTCTGCATCGGATGATCTTTTGTGGAGATCATCTTTATTATAACAGAAAAATGAGGAAAAAGCAATGGAAGAAGTAAGAGCAGTTATTGTCCAGCAGGAGGGTACAGTATCCTGCAACTTTGAAGAGGTAAAAGGCTACATAAGGGAACGTCTGAAAGAGTATGACGGCGCAGTCTTTACCGAAGAAAGTAAGGGATACGCCAAGAAAGAGCTGGCAAAGCTCCGGGCGGAGAAGAAAGAGCTGAACGACAATCTCCGAGACGCGAAAAAGAAATATATGGCTCCCTGGGATGCTTTTGAGCCGAAGGCAAAAGAGCTGATTAACCTGTTTGACGAGCCGATCACCTTGATTGACGGACAGGTTAAAGCCTTTGAGGAAGATCGAATTGCGCAGAAAAAAGCGTTGATCGAAGCCATTTACACGGAGCTGGTCGGTGATCTGGCGGATATTATCCCTTTGGAGCGGATTTATAACCCGAAATGGGAAAACGCAACCATGAAAGAAAAGGCAATCCGGGAAGAGGTTTTAGCGCAGGCAACGGCGGCACGGATTGCACTGGATACCATCCACGGGATGCACTCGGATGCCGAGACGAAAGCACTGGACGTGTTCAAGCAGACCTTGAGCCTTCCGGAAGCGATCTCCTACATTAACGCCTACGAGGCACAGAAAGCGGAAATCCTCCGAAAAGAGCAGGAGCGTAAGCGAGAGGAAGAGCTGGAGCGCATCCGCCGGGAGGAACGCGAGAAGCTGGAAGCCGAACGGAAGGTGCTGGAGGAACGGGAAGCGCAGCGCCGGGCGGCCGAGGAAGCCCTCGAAGCGCAGCGCAGACAGCTGGAAGAAGAGAAGCAGATAGCCGTAGAGCAGGCGCGGGAAACCGGAGCGCAGGAAGTAATCGAAAGCCTGACCCCGAACGCCGAAGAGGACACGCAGCTGTATGAATACAGAGTGGCATTGTCCGAAAAAGGAAAAGAATCCTTTGAAATGTATCTGGATAGTGTTGGAATCGACTGGGAGATGATTTGATGGAAAACATGACTATCTACGACGCTTGCCGCAGCGTCCCGGAAACCGCGAAAAAGGCGATTACGGCGGGGCGGCTGAAAGGCAAGACCGACATAAATCCGATGTGGCGTATTAAGCGCCTGACGGAACAGTTCGGACCCTGCGGAATTGGCTGGTATTACAAACCAGTTCGGAAATGGATGGAAACGCACGGAGACGAAATCGCAGCGTTTGTGGACATCGAACTGTATGTAAAGATCGGCGGAGAGTGGTCGATGCCGATCGCTGGAACCGGCGGAAGTATGTTCGCAGCGCGGCAGAAAGACGGCGTTTATGTATCGGACGAGTGTTACAAGATGGCGACCACGGATGCGATCTCTGTAGCCTGCAAACAGCTCGGCGTCGGAGCAGACGTCTACTGGGATGCAGACCGGACAAAATACGATGATCCGAAAGCGCCAACCACTATGCAGCAGGCAGAAGCCCCGGTAGATAAGCAGCGGGCAGAGCTGATCGGACAGATGCGTGAGCAGCTACAGCGTACCGGCTATGGTACAAACGCAGTCTTAAAAACCTATAAAGCGTCTGATGTCGGTAGCTTAAGTAACCTACAGATCAAGGACTGCATTAAACGGCTCAAAGGTTTGCCTAACAGAGAGGTGAGCGCATGAGATGCATGGCTGAGATTGCCGATATTGGCATGACGATCGACAAAAAGCTCCGGCTTACCCTGGATCTGCAGGGAGCATCGCTTGTACAGCTGATCCAGCTGCAGAAAGACGGTCGGCTGGACATGACACTGAAAAAGCACTCCGACAAGCGTAGCCTTGACGCAAACGCTTACTATTGGAAACTGCTGGGAGAACTTGCAAAAGTCCTGCAGACCAGTAGCGAAGAGCTGCATAACCAGCTTTTAGATAGTTACGGCACACTGGCAGAGGACGAGGACGGCAACTGCATCATCCACTTTTTGCCAGAGACAGAGGACTATCTGCGATACAAACATGAGCACTACAAGCCGACCGGAATCATCGTCGAATTTGAGGGCGTGCGGTATTGCAAATATTACCGAATTAAGGGATCCAGCCAGTACAACACGGCGGAAATGTCCCGTCTGATAGATGGGCTTGTATCGGATTGCAAAGAGTGCGGAGTTGAGACACTTCCTACGGAAGAACTGGAAAGGATGATGGTGCAGTATGCGAAAAAGCATGATGTCACGCCGCTTGGAGTTTAGCCCGATAGTTCGGCAGAAGATTATAGAGCGGGACGAGGACTGTTTTTTCTGCCGCCGCCTGTACCACATGGACCACGCCTTACCGGACGATCTTGTACCAAAGGACATAATGCACGTCGTAGCCCGCAGCCACTTAGGGCTGGGCGTAGAGCAAAACGGCGTGCTGGGATGCAGATACCACCACAGTTTATTAGATAACGGTAACAAGGGACTGCATCGGGAAATGGATAGTATGCTGCAGGACTACATGCGGGAGCTTTACCCCGGATGGACGCCGGACAGCGTTACCTATCATAAATGGTTGTAACACCAGCCCCGCCGGGGCGAAAGAAACTACTGATTCGACTTGTTGGGGAGTATATATCACGGGCATGACGGGTGACCTCCTGTTACCCCAGCGCCGGGGGCAAGCGGCGCATCCCTAACTGGAGAAAGATCATGAATATTTTAGATTACATCCCGACCGGGCATAAAAATGCTGTTTCGAGACGCTGGCTGCAGACGGCGACACGTTTAAACGACCGGAAGATCAGGGACATGATATCTGCGGTAAATACCGGCGGTGAAGACAATGAGCTGATTATAAACCTGCAGGACGGCAAGGGATACTTCCGACCGGCGCCTGGCGAAGATAGGCTTGTCGGTGTCTGGAAAGCTATGGAAAGTTCCAGACGCAAATCGGTAAATGCAAATGTCGAAGCTGCGCAGCGGTATTTGAACCGGAATAAGAAACCATGTAAGAAACCGGAAAGCGAACTGGAAAAGAACCAGATCACAATGGATGAATGGCTTGCGAGCCTGAATGGAGGCGGATAAGATGCCGAACAGGATTTTAAAGGAAAGTATCTGCCGATCAGATACGATTGACCAGCTGAGCTGGTTTGAGGAAGTCCTGTTCTACCGCTTGATCGTAGCATGTGACGATTATGGACGATTTGACGGGAGACCCGCAATTATCCGCGGGACGTGCTTTCCGTTAAAGGATATTACAAATAAGACGATTGCTGATGCCCTGCAGAAGTTGACGTCTGTAGGCTTGGTCCGAGAATATTACGTTCAGGGACGACCGTACTTACACATGGTAACTTGGGGAGATCACCAGCAAGTGAGAGCGAAAAAAAGCAAATATCCAGCGGAAGAAAGCAACTGTGAGAATCTGATATCAGATGATATCAATTGCAATCAGATGATATCGAACGATTGCAATAGTCCCCGTAATCCAATCCAATCCGAATACGAATCCAAAACAATATCGCGCGAGGGACCAGAGCGGTTTGAGGACTTTGCTGCAGCGTACCCAAAGGCAGGAGCAGACCTGCCGGGAGTGGCTGTGGAATACTTAAACACACTGCGGATGGGTGTAACTGCGAATGATCTTGTACAAGCAGCGAAGAATTACGCAGAAGCTTGCCAGATACGCAGGACGCAGCCACAATATGTGCTGAACGCTGAAAATTTTCTGCGAAAGCTGAAATTTGACGAGTATCTGCCAGAGAAGTACAAGAAGCCGAAGCCGCCAAAGCGGCAGCAGACCAGCGTTGACCAGTACAACCAGTTCATGAAAGCAGACTACGACATGGACAGCCTGGAAGCTGCCCTGCTGGGGAAGTGAAGCAGATATGAGAGCAACAAAGGATTGCGCCTATCCGGTCTGTGAGACCTGCCAGCATCCAGACTGCATTATGTCTGGCACGGATATAAGGGCGCTGTTAAAGCGTCGGCAGCGGCAGGCAGATCCGGAAGCATACCGGCAGAAGCAGCGGGACTACAGAAGCAGGATAAAAGCAACGCTGCCGCACTGCGATGGCTGCGAATCCTGCGTACTGGTCCGCAAAGAGAAACAGGACGGATACAGGAGGCTGTGCATTGCAGAGATGCGCCTGATCGAACAGAAGGTAGCAAACAGTCCGCAGTGGTGCAGGAAGAGAGGAAAGCGAAATGGGACGAAAGATAATCTTGTACGACCTATACAAGAACGATGAGTACCAGGGACGGTACAAAGCAAAAGAGCTTATGTATTTGCTGGGCATGTCCCGAGAAACCATAGCCAGCCGGGTTTACCACGGGGTAAAAACAAAGGATGGCTACGAGATTATGAGAGCGGAGCCGGACGGATGGGCAGAGAGCTGGGAGCGGGCATGTGCGCCGCTCAGGAGAAAATAACATGATGAACATGATGGAGGTAAGAAGCTGATGAGAGCATTCTTTGGGGCATTCTTTGGGGCGGTTATCGCGATCGGCATTGCGGCGGTTGCTGGTGGCTTGTTTTGCGCAGTGTACACCGTAGGGGAGTACATCGTAGAAACAGAATATGAAAAGCGATACGGAGCGCAAAACTGGGAAGAAAAGCGGAGAGAACGTAAAAAAAGGGCTATGAAAGAGTTAAAGTGCATGCTAAAGCTTATTGCATACATAGCAATATTTTCAGCTGCGGTACTGTTTGGAAATTTTGTTGCAGAATTGTTTGCAGCATTGGTCTTATAGGGAATGGAAGGAAAATAATGATGTCAATATGGATTAAAACGCCGCCGGATGCCGAACCGGTATGGATGGCGGCAGATAACCGGATCAGGGAGCTGGCGCTCTCGATCGAACGGCGTGCAGGTATCGCACCGGATGCAGATGGGCTTCGGAAAATCCGGGAGTGGGCAACAGAGATTGTTTGCCAGTGCGACATGGTGGAGCGTGTGCAGGAACAGGCAGAACCGGCATGGAAGAGTGAGCTGCAGGATGCGTTCCTGCGGGGCAGCAGGGTGTAAATAAAAATCGAAAGGAGACGGAGCTTCCCGGGAAGATGCGCATCGGCTCCTTGAGAAAAAATGCAAGGACAAATTAGTTTTAATGCAGATGGGATATTGGAAACCGTGGAACAGCCAGCAGCGGATGCCCCTGAAATAATTCAGAATGCATGGAAAAAGGCAAAGCAGGATAAAGTTAAAGAATTCCGCGAAAAACAAGAGCTGTCGTATGAGGATAAAATAGCAAGACAATCCTTGATTGCGAAAGAATTTTACGATGAAATGCAAAAAATGGGATGTGGGTGCCATGTAAGTGTTGGCGGACTCGATAGCATAACGCTGTATGTATGGTTGCACAACATGGGATATGATGTCCCGGCTATATCGGTATCAGCAGTAGAGGATAAAAGCATCCAAAAAGTACATAAGGCACTTGGAATTGAGATTGTGCGATCCTATAAAACAAAAGTGGAAGTTTTGAATACCATAGGTTTTCCCGTGATAAGCAAAAAAATAGCTGGAAGGATTGACCTGTTGCAAAATCCGACAGAGGACAATAAAACAGTCCGACATGCGATCATAACGGGAGATTGTGGAGCACAAGGGCACTTTGCGAAGAACAGCCGAATGAAGCTGCCGAACAAATGGTTACAGCTGTTTGGAGGTCCTGAAAATAAAAATGAGAGTGTAAATTACAATACTGCGCCTTTTAAGGTATCAAATAAGTGTTGTTATTGGCTCAAAGAGAAACCGTGTGACGACTGGGCAAAAGAACATAATAGCTTTCCGTATCTCGGTATTATGGCATCGGAAGGGGGGCAGCGAGAAGAGGCTTTGATTGAGCATGGATGCAATTACTATGGAGCAACAGTAACCAGATCCGCACCGTTTGCGATTTTCAGTAGACAAGACATTTTGCGTTTGGCATTAGAAATGGATGCATGGTATAGGGAGCATATAGATGTTTTTGCAGATTTATACTATCGGCAGCCATATAGCCGCAAAAAGGACGGGACAGTTATTCCATATGAACCAGTACAAACTATCATACCCGGAATTTACGGGGAGATTGCTAAACATGCGAATGGAGAACTGTACACAACAAGAGCGCAGAGAACTGGCTGCAGTATGTGCGGATTTGGCATTCATTTGGAAAAAAGACCGCATAGATTCGACCGCTTGAGAGAAGAAAATCCGAAAGAGTGGGAATTTTGGATGTACAGATGCTGTAAAGACCCAGACACCGGAGAAGTTTACGGGTGGGGGAAAGTGCTTGATTATATCGGAGTTGAATGGGAAGATGTCCCAGCGGAGCAGATGCAATTACCTTTTACGAGGGATATAAATGTATAAAAACGCAGAGGGCTACTGCGATGAAACAGCCTGGCGTGCAATAATCGCGGTAGCAAGAGAAGAGAGAATAAAGCGCAGGAAGCTGCAGGATGACAAGAATATGGGAACAGAAAATAAAACCGGAGAGGTTTGGAGAACACGAACTTTCACAGGGACAGAGAAGATCGTGCTGGTGGTAGCAGACCACGGGGCAATGGCGTATGTAATTCACTTGGCGGAAGAAGGCGTACACACAGACATTGAGGTAAATTGCGAGGGGCTGCGGTACGGGTCCAGCGATCGAATGTACTATGTACCATCCAGAAGTTTTGAAGAATATCTCCGTACAGTAACAGATGAGCAGCTGGCAGATATTAAAAACAAGCTTGCAGCGTCGATCGGGATTGAACCGCAGATCGTAGAAAAAGAAGTTGTCAGGGAAGTACCGGTGGAAATTCCGAGCAATATCGCTCCTGCGGAGCCACAAAAATGTTGTGATGCAGAGGTGCAAGAGCTTATGATCCGGGCGGAAAGAGCAGAAGCACTGCTGGAAGAGTACAGAGAGCTGTATAAAAACGTAATCGAAAAAATATGACGTTAGAAAGTATGTTGCAGAAAATCATTCACAGGTTGAAATTATGACGCATGTAACAAGAAGCATATCAATAAGGGTGAACTTGTAATGTTATAAATTAAAGTTTAGGAGGAATAGAAGATGAGAGTTGAAGAAATTGCATTGAGACAGGAAATCAGGCAGATGCTTAACGAAGCAGGAATTAATAAAAACACTTTACGCGATATGGCGGAAAAAGTTATGCGGGAAGAAGTTGAGAAACAGGTGAAGAACGCCATCAATCAAAGTAACATTAATAGCATTGTATATAGCAAAGTCAATTCATATGAGCTTAATGATATGATGCGGGCGGCAATTAAGAAAGAAATCAGCGAAGCTGTTGACATTAAGATCAACGTAAAGGCAACTATTCCGCAGAGAGAGTCTTAAATGGAAACTGATTAAGGTTTAGGAGAGGTAAAATAAATGATTCATGCAATATGTGATTTTTGTGGAAAAGATTGTGACAGGACAGCAACTTTATTGTCAATGACACCTTTCCAAAATTTTGCAAGGTATCATACCGACAATAAGCCATATGGTACAAGTGCAATGACAAGGAGTTTTGTGATTTGTTACGACTGTTGTAAAAAGCATAACCTTCCGAATCCATATGAAACTTATTCCTGTATTACAAAGCAGGAAGAAAAGTATGAGAAATGCCTTGATAATTACACGGATTCTGATCTTATCGAAGATAAAAAATATGATAAGAGGTTTGAGTAAACTGGAATTTAACGGAGGAAGTGAGAGTGATACCGATGGATAAGAAACTTTTATCCGACTACATAGACGCCTGTGAGCTGATCCGGGAGACCGAGCAGCAGATCAGGCGGCTGCAGGAAAAGCAGAGCGAGACAACGCAGGACAGCGTCCGGCGCGCCAGCTTGTGTGCTGGTTCCCTCTGTCTACACAGATAAATCCTGCGGGACTGGGATAGGGTAACAAAAAAATAAAGCAAAAAGAAAGAAGGTGGGGAATGTGGGAACAAGGGACACATACTTTAATGGTTACGGTCTGACATACAATGAGGTAAAAAAAATAGAAGACAAGTGCAAAAACGCAAAGGGTAGGGAATTGGAACTGCTGCTTCTGGCTGCGGAAAGCGCATATGCAGAGTTGGCGCAATATCTGTTTTTTAGCCTGACATCAGGGCTGGGGTATGACAACATCTCAAAGATATGCAACATCCCTATCGGGAGGAAAGATTTTTATGGGTATCGCAGGAAAACGATATATCTATACAACAGCTATATGATACTGGAAGGACATGCAATCGTGTAAAAGGGGTACGCGGATCAGGAAACGAGAATGGTAAAATAGAATAATAACTGTATGGTGGTGTGATATGAATTGTAATGCCGTCATGAAAAAGCTTCAGCGCGCCATACTGTCAACGGGGCTCGTAATCAAAATTTCTACCAGCCAATTTTACAGCGAAGAGCAGGACAGATTTTTACGGTTACCAGCGGCTTTTTTTACCACATGATGGATGTAAGCATGAATCGGCTACAAAGTGAACAGAAAGAAATGGTAAAATCAGAGGGAATAGGAGCATGAAACATGGATATAATTAACATCGCACTGAAAGACTTAAAACCATACGAGAATAACCCGAGAAAGAACGATGATGCTGTTAAATACGTTGCCGAATCCATCAAAGAGTTCGGGTTTAAGGTTCCGATCGTGATCGATAAAAACAATGTTATTGTTGCAGGGCATACAAGATATAAAGCTGCAAAAAAGCTTAAAATGAGTGAAGTGCCGTGCATAATTGCTGACGACCTGACAGATGAGCAGATAAAGGCGTTCCGGCTGGCAGATAACAAAGTAGCTGAAAAAGCTGAATGGGATTTTGACCTGCTGAATGCGGAACTTGACGATATTATCGACCTTGACATGGAATTGTTTGGATTCGAGGATGCATTGCAGGACGATGCCGAGGAAGCTGTTGAGGATGAATTTGAGGTAGAGTTACCTGCAGAGCCGAAATCTAAACTGGGCGACATTTATCAGTTGGGCAATAATAGGCTGATGTGCGGTGATAGCACGGTGCTGGAAGACGTAGAAAAACTGATGGGGGGGGAGCAAGCAGACATGCTGCTCACTGACCCGCCATACAACGTAAACTATGAGGGGAAGACCAAAGACAAGCTTAAAATTAAAAATGACCAGATGGGCAACGATAATTTTAGGCAGTTTTTGACAGATGCTTTTAGCAACGCCGACATGGTTATGAAGCCGGGCGCGGTCTTTTACATTTGGCATGCGGACAGTGAGGGATATAATTTCCGGGGGGCGTGCTTTGATGCTGGCTGGACTGTAAGGCAGTGTCTTATCTGGAACAAAAATAGCATGGTGATGGGACGGCAAGACTACCAATGGAAGCACGAGCCGTGCCTGTATGGCTGGAAAGAAGGAGCTGGGCATCTGTGGGCTTCAGACAGAAAGCAGACAACAGTAATCAATTTTGACAAGCCCACACGAAATGACATGCACCCGACTATGAAACCGATCCCGTTGTTTGATTACCAGATAAAGAATAACACAAAGGGTGGGGATGTAGTCTTAGACTTATTCGGCGGATCAGGGACAACCATTATGGCATGCGAACAGAATGGACGGCGCGGCTATTCTATGGAATACGACCCACGGTATGTGGATGTTATTGTCGACAGATGGGAAAAGTTTACAGGGGCAAAAGCTGTTTTATTAAATAAATAATGTTTTTGCATAGCAGAATAACCCGGGAGGAGAAATGGAAGCAATAGGAAGAGTGTATATATTAGATGATCTTGGAAGAATAAGAATTCCAAGGTATGTACGGAGAAGGTTGAACATCCAAGAATCAGATCCGTTACAAATTTTTATTGGGGATAACAATGAGATCATCTTAAAAAAATGTCAGGCAGAAGATGAGCATTTAACTGAAAACAAACAATAAATAAAAAAGAGGTAGTATATATGTCTGATAATGCAAACAAGGGCGGACGGAAAAGAATACCAATTGATCAAAAAGTATTCGAGAACTTATGTTCGATTCAATGCACACTTGCTGAGATTGCGGCAGTTATCGGATGCAGCGAGGACACGATTGAAAGATGGTGCGTGAGGACGTACAAAGAGGGATTTGCGGAGACTTATAAAAAAAAGAGCCAGAAGGGCAAAGCAAGCCTGCGAAGACTCCAGTTCAAACATGCAGAGACGAATCCGACAATGGCTATTTGGTTAGGCAAGCAGTGGTTAGGACAGCGTGACCAGATGGAGGTCGAGGCATCCGGGAAGGTCACGATTATTGACGATATCCCAGACACGGAAACAGAAAAGCAGGAAGACTAAATGGAAGTACAGCAGGCAGCAAGGATAAAGCTTACAGACTTAATTGCTCCGGCTTTTTACAAAGTGCATAAGGACATAAAAGAAGGACGGCACGAGTACTATAACCTTTACGGAGGACGAGGATCAGGAAAGTCCTCTTTTGTGTCTGTAGAGCTCCCGCTTGGCATGATGCAAAACCCGGAGGCAAACGCGGCAGTATTCCATAAATTTTCCGCAATGCTGCGGGATTCTGTTTATAACCAGATCCAGTGGGGGATAGATGCGCTGGGCGTGTCAGATTATTGGCGCGGCAATGTAAACCCGATGCAATTTACCTACCTGCCAACAGGGCAAAAGATCATCTTTAGGGGTCTGGATAAGGCACAAAAGACAAAATCCATTAAGGCAGCCACAGGATTTTTTAAATATCTCTGGTTCGAGGAGCTGGACATCTTTAAGGGACCAGAAGAGATCCGAATGGCGGAACAGTCAGTTTTGCGTGGCGGTCATAATTATGTCGTGTTTAAAACGTTTAATCCGCCGATCAATCGTAACAACTGGGCGAATAAATATGTGCAAATTGAGGATAGACGGGCATACAACCACAAAAGCGACTACAGGAGTGTGCCGCGTGAGTGGCTGGGGGATGAATTTTTTGACAGTGCCGAGCACTTAAGGCTCACGAATCCAAGAGCCTATGACCATGAATATCTAGGGAACGCAGTTGGAACAGGCGGAAACATATTTGAGCTTCTGGAGCTGCGTGAGATCACCGATGAAGAAATAGCCCGGATGGATACAATATACCAGGGCGTTGACTTTGGTTGGTACCCGGACGCATACGCGTTTGTAAGATGCTACTATGACGCGGACAGCGAGACGATTTATTTTATTGACGAGCATTACGTCAATAAAGAATCAAATGAAATAACAGCAAACTGGATCAAAGAAAAAGGTTATACGGACTACCACATAACCTGCGACAGCGCCGAACCGAAATCTATTAACGATTACCGAAGCATGGGACTTCCGGCGCGGCCGGCAATAAAAGGACCCGGTAGCGTCGAATATGGAATGAAGTGGCTGATGCGGAGAAAGATCGTTATAGACAAGCGCAGGACACCGAACGTATTCCGCGAATTTACCGAATACGAATATGACCGGGACAAAGACGGCAACATCATCAGTGGTTATCCGGATGCAAATAACCATTCGATCGATGCTACACGCTATGCATTTGAATCTAAATTTAACCGCAGAGGTAACACAGCCTAAGAATACACGGCACAGGGGATTGCAGAAATGGGACTTATACAGACAGTCAAAAGGTGGTTTAATATGATATTTAAAAAGCAGGCTGAGAAAGATTTTAGGGTAAAGGATACCACGTCTGCGCAGATGATGGCAAAGGTCGCAGAGTGTGCCAACATCTACCGCGGCACGCCGTACTGGTTAGACGCAGATAATCGAATAAAGACTATCAATTTTGCAAAGGCGGTATGCTCCGAGACGGCGCGGCTCGTCACGCTGGGGATTAAAATCCAGGTTGACGGCGGCGCACGCGGGGCGTGGTTGCAGGAGCAGATTGATAAAGCCTATTATAGCATGCGTCATTGGGTAGAGTATGGCTGTGCTTATGGCACGATCATTGTAAAGCCTAATGGCGGCGGGCTTGATATGTTTACCCCTCTGGACTTTTTCGTGACGGAGCAGGACGATAACGGGAATATAACGGGCGTTGTGTTTAAAGACAGCTATGCGGCTAACGAAAAGTTTTATACACGCTTGGAGTATCATAGGTTTGTCGAGACGAGGACGGAGGCGGGCGTGATATACCCATATGTGATATCTAACAGGGCGTATGTGTCAAGGAGCAGCGAAGTCCTTGGCGACCCTATCCCGCTGGCGCAGACAAAATGGGCTGACCTGCTGGAGGAGACGCCGCCGATTCTCAAAGGAGGGGGCGAAAGGCTTGATTCCCCCATGTACGGGGTATTCCGCACCCCTGCGGCGAACAATATAGACCTGTCCTCCCCGCTGGGCATGCCGATATACGCGGAAGCTATTGAGGAGATGAAAGATCTCGACATCGCATACAGCCGGAACGCTGGGGAGATATACGACAGTGAGAAGATTATCCTTGCAGATGACAGGCTGATGTTTGACAGCGGGAAGAACCTTAACGGGCGCATCCCAGACGTTAAGCTGCCGCACTATGTAAAAAACGTGTTCGGCAACAGCCCGGAAGAGTTTTATCAGGAGATTTCACCGCAGCTTAACACAGCCACACGCCTGGACGGAATCAATGCTCTCCTGTCCCAGATAGGGTATAAATGCGGGTTCTCTAACGGCTATTTTGTTTTTAACGAAGCGAGCGGCATCCAGACAGCGACGGGCGTGGAAGCGGAGCAGCAGCGAACCATCCAGTTTATTAAGGACGTGCGGGACAAGTTGGAGAGTTGTCTGAATGATGCTATATATGCCATGTCGGTGTATGCAGATCTGTACGCGCTTGCCCCTGTCGGGGTTTATGAAGTGGTATACGACTTCGGGGACATCACTTACAAACGCGAAGAGGACAGGGCACGCTGGTGGAGCTATGTTGTGCAGGGCAAGGTACCCGCGTGGATGTATTTCGTAAAATTTGAGGGCATGACAGAGGACGATGCGAAGGCAATGGTGACGGAAGCGCAGCCGAAGGAAACGGGGCTGTTCGGGGAGGAATAAGATGGAGCCGATAACCAGGGAAGAGTATTATCTTGCAAAGATTGCAGGGACATATAAGGGCAAGACACCCGAGCCCGTGACTATTGATGAATATTATCTTGCAACTATGGCGGGGGATTATTCCGGCAATACCCCGCAGCCCGTCACGAGATTGCAGTATTACATGGCAAAGGTAGCAGGAGTATGGGGCGGAAGCATCCCTGCGCCTGTGACACGATTAGAATATTACTGGGCGGCGATTGCCAGCGGAGAGGGGAAAGTCTTTCCGCCTGTGACACGAGAGGAGCATTTCTTGGTGCTGGTAGCCGATGCGTACAGCGTTGTGCTCACAGTCGTTACCGGCAACCCCGCCCTCTTGGAAAATTCAAAGGGGAATCGTGGGCTGGAATCCCTTACCCTATACGGCAAATCAACGCAGATGAACACGACTGGGGCACAGTTATTTCCATTTGAGGTAGGGAAAAAGGGCATAAATTTTGAGGTATTTGAAGATGGGATAGTGATATCCTGCAAAAAAGGAACCGATATCTATGCAGTTGGACGACCAAACGCTACGCTTGAAAGTTCATATGACGATTTCCCGTTATTAGCACCGGGAGAATATTATATTTATTCAGACAGCAAATATGTGGAATTACTTGTCACTACATTTGTAAATGGGGAATATTTAATTTTGGGAGTTTCCACAATTGGAGCTGCTGTGAAAATTAAAGTAATTGCTGGATATAAATTTCGGATATTGCTTAGATGTAGAGAAGACGTTGAAACCAAGGTTAAGGCGATTATATCCAAAAGATATCCAACTGCATCCAATTACGAGCCTTACACCGGCGGCAAGCCCTCCCCGTCACAGGAGTACCCGCAGGAGATTGAAAGCGTAGGGCAGGATGGCGAGATTGAGGTTAAGACACTGGGCGCGAATCTGTTTGATGCTTCCACTGCATTAAAAACACAGATAGATGCAGGACTTCTGCATATAAACGATTCCGGAGAGGTAGTTTTAAACGGAACTTTTGGTACAAATAACCGAAATTTTTACATAACGTTAAAACCTGGGGTATATTGTCTAACAGGTGGCGCTATATGGCACATTATTGCATCTAAAGATTCCGTATTTGATCGAATATTAACAATTGATGAAGAAACAACTTATCACTGTTATATTAGTAATGGGACATATAACGAAGTAGTGTCTAATCCGATGATTAACGCAGGCTCAACCGCCTTGCCATACGAACCCTACAAGCCCGCCCAGACCCTCATCATTCCCACACCAAACGGTCTTTCTGGGATCCCGGTATCATCCGGCGGAAACTACACAGATGCAGACGGGCAGCAGTGGGTATGCGACGAGGTGGATTTTAAAAAAGGAGTGTATGTGCAGAGGGTCGCAACAGAAACACCAAAAGCAAAGTGGAAAAATTTTGAAGAAACCGCTGATGTTCCAAACAGATATTGTATTTCTGGAGCCCTTGTAAATAGATATAGGGATGGTTCGACTAAGTGTTTAATCTCACATGGTATTTATGCAAATTGGGGAATTGCTCCCGGATGGGCATTAAATTCAACAACTTTTTATTATCATCCCAAAGAAGATGTTACAAAAGAAGAGGCTAAAGAACAGATTCTTGGTTTTATAAACTCAGCCAATCCATTGACGTTTTTAGGGCAGCTTGAAACACCGATCGAAAAACCTCTTACCACAGAGCAGCTTGCCACTTATAAAGCCCTGCGAACCTACAGCCCAACAACGACCGTGGCAAACGATGCGGAAGCGGGGATGAGCGTGGGATACGCAAAGATGAAATAAGGGTACGCCATAAAATGAGGGCGGTGGTAAAATGAACCTGTATACGAAAGTTGGGGACGTGGAGATTAAGCTCGATACGTCCCGCATAGACGATAATCTGCTGGAAGCCCAGAAGCTTTTGAATATGCAGGTAGTGGCGGACAGCGCCCCCTTCGTTCCATTCCGGCAGGGTGCACAAAGAAACAGTGTAAGATATCCAGACGGGGTATACGGCGGCATCTTTGAGTATGACACGCCATATGCTCATTATTTGTACAAGGGCGTTGTGTACGGTCCGAATATCCCGCTTAAAGACGCAGAGGGGAACATCATAGGGTGGACATCCCCTCCCAGCAAAAGCCCGACGCAGAGACGGATTAAATATCACGAGCCGGGAACAACGTCTGAATGGTTCGAGGAAGCCAAAAGGCGGCATAAAGACGACTGGCTGAATCTTGTGAGCAAAACGGTGGGGAAAGAGTGATGCTGAGACCAGAGTATTTTGAAGGGAAAGCTGACCGGATATTAGAACTCTATGAACGGCTGGAAAACTTTATCCTGCGGGATATCGCCAGAAGGATTTTAAAATCCGGGAAAATCACAGCCACGGCGGACAGGTTGCTGTACAGGCTGGAGCAGTTGGGGGAAAGCCGGGATGAGATACAGCGGCGTATCATGGAACTGACAGACCTGAGCGAAAAAGAACTGCGGAAGCTCCTGCGTGGTGCCGTGCTGACATCGTGGGAAGATGATGCGGTTACACTGTCAGAAATGGGTATCGTGGCGCAGCCTCCGCTTGAAAATGCACGATACATGGCTGTTATCGAAGCAGAGTACATAAAAAGCCGAGCGGAGTTGAAAAACCTCACAAGGACGACGCTGGAGCAAAGCCAGAAAGACCTTGTGGCGCTGCTCGACGAAGCCGATGTAAGAGTGGCAAGCGGAGTGCAAAGCTATCCCGCAGCCATAGCGGATGTGCTGGATGCGTATGCAGGACGCGGCGTTATGGTGGATTACCCGACAGGGACGCGAAGGACGCTGGAATCGGCAGTACGATGCTGTGTAGTAACGTCAATGAACCAGACGGCGGCGCAGCTGACAAATAGGTATATCGTGGACAGCGGAACAGAGTATGTGTTGACCTCGGCGCACCTCGGGGCAAGAGTAAGGCGCGACGGGCAGCCCTTGCTTGCGGGTCATGACGAATGGCAGGGACGTGTATTTAAAATTGACGGAAGCGAGCCTGGATATCCGAACCTGCTGGAATCGACGGGGTATGATATTGATCTGACCACGGGAGAGGGCAGGGTTGTGGATATGAGAGGGCTGCATGGCTATAACTGTCGTCACGGTCATATGTTGTTTGACAAGCGGATGAAGAATCCGTGGAGGGACGCAGAAGGGAATCTGCTGGATGGAAGCGGAAATAAAATTACCGATGCTGAAAATCTAAAACGGTATGAGGACAGCCAGAAGCAGCGATCTATGGAGCGCGGAATCCGAAAGACGAAACGACAGTTGATAGTAAAACAGGAAGAGCTTGCATGGGCGTCCGGCGCGGAACGGGAAAAGCTCCAGCAGGAATATGATAAGCTGGCTTACCGATTGCAGGGACAGAACAGGGCTTATAACCAGTATTGCGAAGAACATGGATTACAGCCGCAGTATGATCGGAATGCATTAGCGGGATTTGGATACCCGCAGCAAAAGGCAGCAAATAAAGGGGCAAAAAGATATGCGGAGAACGAACCGATTTGAATATTACAATCCAAACCCCTCGAAATGGCAAAGAGTAGGGGATTGCACTGTGCGCGCATTGTGCAAGGCTTTAGGGCAAGATTGGGATACAGTTTATGTAGGTTTGTCCGTGTATGGTTTTTCGTTGTCTGACATGCCAAGTGCTAATAGAGTCTGGGGCGCGTATCTGCGCGAGAACGGATTCCGCCGGTATATCGTAGACGACCACGGACAGCATGTTTACACGGTAGATGATTTTTGCCGAGACCATCCAGCAGGGACGTATGTGCTCGGGATAGACGGCCATGTTGTGTGCGTCAAGGATGGGCATTACTGGGACACATGGGACAGCGGACAGGAGATCCCGATATACTACTGGGAGCGATAGATAGGCGCTATGGAAACGATACAGGCTATACATCTTAATCTGGCACAGACACAATAACACAATAAGGGGAGTAATTTTGAAGGTATGTGATTTTACAGTATTTGAGTTGGATTTTTTCCGCGAATACTGCAATTTTACACCTGATGAACGGCAGCTTTTTGAATTACGGACGCAGAATATCCCGCTGGAAAGATGTGCGGAGATGATGAACGTGAGCGTGTCCACTGTGAAAAGAATGAGCCAGCGAATAAACAAAAAGATAATACGGGTATGCTGATTTGATACTTTTGTAAGCCTTTGATGAACTGTCAGAGGCTTATTTTTTATGCCATAATTTAGCTATAGAAAGTTATTGAATTAGTCATAGGAGGCGCAGGCATGGCATTACCATATCAAGGGTATGGCTATAATCCGTATCAGTATGGACAAATAAATCCATTACAGCCGCAGATGGACAGGCTGGCGCAGATGCAGGCTCAATATCAGCAGCCGCAGCAGACGCAACAGGTAAATCAGGGGATTTTGTGGGTGCAAGGCGAGGCTGGAGCTAAATCTTATCTTGTCGCTCCAAATACAAGCGTCCTTCTGATGGATTCCGAAAACTCTAATTTTTATATAAAGACTACCGATGCCGCCGGGATGCCGGCTCTCCGAACCTTTGCTTACAAAGAGGTCACTGTTGGCACGCAAGATCAGCAGAAACAGGCGGAAGTAAACTTAGATGATAAATACGTCACTCGAAAAGAATACGACGATTTGAGAAGCAAATACGAAGAGCTGTATAGTTATCTCGAAACGGCAACAAAGCCAGAAGGAGGCAGGCATGGCGAATCCCTTGTTTGAGGCCCTGAACGGTAACAGGATGTCTGGAATGCTGGAACAGTTCCAACGATTCCGGAAAGAGATGGAGGGCAGGAATCCACAGGAGGAAATCAATAAACTTTTACAGTCTGGCAAAATAAACCAGCAACAGTTAAATCAAGCCCAGCAGATGGCACAGCAGATGCAGGGTATGTTTAAAGGCTTTTTTAAATAGTACACAACCGGGTGCACACGGTTTTGTAAATACATTATCGAAGGAGATAATTACTATGACAGACGGTTTAACCGCTTCTGATGTTGCCGTATTAACCGGCGGCACAGGAAAAAATGACGGCTTCGGCGGAGATTGGGGTGCATGGATTATCCTTTTCCTGATTTTCGGTATGTTTGGCTGGGGCGGCTTCGGCGGCTGGGGCGGAAATGGTGGAGGAGCAAATTCTCCTGCATTTCAGGGTTATGCAACCCGTGCCGATATCGACGCAGCGCTGTCCACGCAGGGAATCGAAAACGGGATCCAGAACCTTTCCGGCCAGCTTTGCAACGGCCTTGCTGGCGTAAACGCCAACCTGTCAAATCTGGGTTATCAGATGCAGCAATGCTGCTGCGATACCCGTGAGGCTATTGCTGGCGTAAACTACAACATGGCAGCCCAGACAAACATCCTACAGAATACCGTAAACAACGGATTCCGCGATGTAATTGACGCGCAGAACGCCGGAACACAGCGCATCATCGACCTGTTTACACAGGACAAGATACAGTCTTTGCAGACCGAGTTACAGTCCGCACAGCTCCAGCTGTCTAACAACGCACAGACAAACAGCATCTTAAATGCTTTGAGACCTACACCCGTGCCGTCTTATCCGGTCATGTCCCCGTACACGTCCATCGTAAACCCGACAGGCTTTAGCTTTGGCGCCGGATGTGGCTACGGAGGCAACACGGGATGCGGATGTTAAAACTTCAGACGGAGTATCTTCGTGGCATTATTTTGCCATGATGTTCGGCTGATGCCGTTATTCACAAAAAGGGGCAGGCTGAGAACGTCTGCCCCTTTTGAAATGAAGGGAGAATAAAATGATTGAGTTAGTAAACACAACGCCGGTCACGGTCCCAGTAGGGCAGTCCATCCCGTTTTCGGCAGTGGCAACAAAGGGCGGATGCGCAGAAAGACACAGGGCTGGAAGCGCGCAGATAACGCTTGTAAAGCCCGGTAGATATCTGATCACATTTTCCGGGAACGTCGCAGTACCGACTGGGGAAACGGTAGGAGAAGTGGCGCTGGGAATTGCCAGAGATGGGGAAATTCTCGGCGGCACGGTGATGCGTGCCACCCCTGCGGCAGTAGAGCAGTATTTTAACACATCGTCCCAGACATACGTCGATGTGTTCTGTGGATGCTGTGAAAACGTTTCCATCAAAAACGCAGGGACAATTCCTGTGTTAGTAGACAATCCGAACATAACAGCTGTTCGGGTTTGCGGTTAAGGAGGGCAGACCATGAGTTACAAATTGATGCAGAATATCCGGGAAGAGCTGGATAAAATCGCGGAAAAAGGTCTGAACACAGGCAATCTTGAGACCGCATACAAATTGATAGACATGTTGAAAGACATGGAAAATGTGGAATACTGGAAGTGCAAAGAGGGCTATTATAACGCCGTTCTCGACGAAATGGAAGGCGGATATAGCCAGGCAGGAGACCACAGCGAGAGGCGGAAACGCGACAGCCGTGGGAGATACAGCAGGGATGATGGAATGAGCATGACGGCCTATGACGATGGATCATCCTATGCGCGACGTGGGGAGCACTATGTAAAGGGGCACTATAGCCGTGGAAACGGAAACAATGACCCTTATGATGATTACATGGAAAACAAGCAGTCTTATCGCAACGGCAAGTCTGAGGATTGCAAGCGGCGTATGCTGGCCGCTCTGGAAGAGCATATGGATGCACTGACGGAAGAGCTGGGAGATCTGTCAAAAGATGCAGACTGCCGAGAAGAGAGGGAGACCATTTCGCGGTATATCGAAAAATTACGAAAGATGATGTGAGTAAAGGCGGCGAGGAAACTTGCCGCTTTTGCTTTAAACATGGGTACGCCATAGTTTTTTTTGTTTGGTAAAATGTATTAAAGGCTATGGAAAGGAATGATCATTATGGAGATCAAAAGGGTATACTGTCCTGTCTGTAATAATAAAACGCGGTCAGCATTCCGCAAGGATACGACAGCGCATAATCTTCCGGTGTTTTGCCCGAAATGTAAAACGACCAGCCTCGTGAATATTGAAAACGGAAAGGCAGAGCCTATCGTCCGTTAAGTGCCAGACGCCAGACGCAGAGCCAGTGATTTGTAAGGATTTCTTACAGATTGCTGGCTCTTTTTTGTATTTGTATTTCCTCCTTTACAGCACACAGCCTTGCGGGAAGGCTGAAAATGCGGTTCGACTCCATCTGTGTGCAATCCTGTAAATCGTAATTGCAGGAAAATCCATCCCATCTTTCTTTGTTTTTGCCACCGTGCATGGAAGCAGCCGGGTTCAAGCCCCGGCGCACGGTATAGGTGCATTGTTTAGACAGCGCCGATCATTACGCTTTTTGCCCGGTTCGCTACCCCGGGCGCTTTGTGGGATAGCTCAGGAGGCAGAGCAGCGGTCTTATAAGCCGTGTGTCATGGGTTCAATTCCCCTTCCCACAACTACCCCGCCCGTGGTTTATCGGGCTTAATCCATACCGCTGACGGGCGGTTAATCAATCACGTTTAGGAGGATAAAGATGCAGAATATTGAAGCAATTTTGACAGAACTGGGAATTGAGGTCTCGGCGGACAAAAAGGAAAGCCTTACGAAAAAGGTGGCGGAAAATTACGTCACGAAAGCTGAACATGAAAAGAAGCTGGGAAAGGCTGAGACTGACCGGGACACGTGGAAAGAAAAAGCTGAGACGGCAGAAAGCACCCTGAAAGGCTTCGAGGGCGTTGACCTTGAAACAATGCAGAAGGATTTGGCTGATTGGAAGAAAAAGGCCGAGGATGCCGAGAAAAACGCACAGGCGCAGCTGTATGAGAGAGATTTCACGGACGCTCTGAAAACGGAGTTTGAAGGAATTAAATTCTCGAGCGAAGCGGCAAAGCGCGCAATTATGGCAGAAGTCAAGGAGGCCGGATTAAAGCTGAAAGACGGGAAAATCCTTGGACTGAATGACCTCATAGCCCAGATGAAGGAAAAGGACGCTTCGGCATTTGTTGACGATGAGCAGCAGAAAGCACAGCAGAATCAGGCACGCTTTACACAGCCGACAAATAAGCAGGAGCAGGGCGGCGCGCTGACGAAAGACCAGATTATGAGCATCAAGGATGCTTCTGAGCGCCAGGCTGCAATTGCTGCGAACATGAGTTTATTTAATTAAAGCAGGAGGGCTAATATGCCAGCAAAAGCAAATTTGATTAAAACAGCGGATGTCCAGGTAACCGCAAGAGAGCTGGATTTTGTAACCAGATTCGAGCGCAACTGGCAGCATCTGCGGAACATCTTGGGGATCATGCGCCCCATAAAGAAGCAGCCCGGCGCAATGCTGAAAAGTAAATATGCGGAGGGGACGCTCGAGGATGGTGCAGTAGGCGAAGGCGAGGATATCCCGTATAGCAAATTTACCGTAAAGGAAAAGAAGTATCAGGAAATGACCATCGAGAAGTACGCGAAGGCCGTTTCAATTGAAGCAATCAAAGACCACGGTTATGACAACGCTGTCCAGATGACTGACGACGAGTTCCTCTATCAGATTCAGGCGGGCGTGACAAAGAAGTTTTACGACTATCTGAAAACCGGAATGCTCACGTCCGAGGAAACAACCTTCCAGATGGCACTTGCGATGGCAAAGGGCAAGGTTGAGAACAAGTTTAAGCAGATGCACCGGAACATCACCGGGGTTGTCGGTTTTGTGAACATCCTTGACGTGTACAAGTATATCGGAGCAGCGAACATCACCATCCAGAATCAGTTCGGCTTCCAGTACCTGAAGGATTTTATGGGGTTCAATACAATTTTCCTCCTTTCTGACAGCGAGATCCCGGCTGATACGGTAATCGCTACACCGGTGGAAAACATCGTGATGTATTACATCGACCCCAACGACAGCGACTTCGCGAAGGCAGGACTTGTGTACACGACCAGCGGAGAAACGAATCTGATCGGTTTCCACACACAGGGCAACTACAACACCGCCGTGTCTGAGGCGTTTGCGATCACCGGCCTTGTGCTGTTTGCGGAATACCTGGATGGTATCGCGAAAATCACCGTAAACGCGGCGGGGGGTTGATGGCCGCCAGTACACCCCTAACTACTGACGGCGAACCGCTTTCTGGGGAAACAAGACGGAAGAGTAAGAGATAAGGAGGCCGACGGGATGGCATATAGCACATTTACATTTTACGAGCAGACCTATCACGGGAATGTCGTCCCGGCGGAGGACTTTGATCGTATCGCAGACCGTGCCAGCGACTTTCTGGACGTGATAACCTTTGACCGATTGGCTGACGGCTTACCGTCTGATGAAAGGGCGGCGACAAAGGTACAGAAAGCCGTGTGTGCGGTCTGTGATAAGTTATATCAACTGGAGCTGGCAGATAAACAGGCGCTATCTGCCGCTGCCGGGGGGACATCTTCCGGCGGGGCTGGCGGTGTTACTTCGGGAGTAATTACTTCCAAGTCTGCCGGTTCTGAATCAATTTCCTACGCCTCCCCGTCTGAAATGGCAAACGGCGCAAAGGCATGGAGCGCGGTCTACCAGGCGTCCGGGGATGCACAGGAGACAAACAAACTTCTGGCAAATGCGGCAATGCTTTATCTTGCAGGAGTGAAAAATGATGATGGCGTACCGTTGTTGTACGCAGGAACGAGGTAGATATGGAGATGTTGTTTACAAATATGACCGCAATTTTGGCGGTTATCGGCGCATTAGCGTTTATCGTGTCGGTCATCACACAGGTATTTAAGGGTGTAGGCGTGCTTGCCAAAATCCCTACGGATATCCTCGTGCTTGTCCTGTCCATCGGGATTACAGTGACCGCGTTTGTAGCATATATGCAGTACATCCAGCAGACTATTATTTGGTACATGATTCTGGCGGCTATTCTGGCGGGATTTTCAGTTGCTTTCGTGGCGATGTACGGCTGGGAGAAGTTTGCAGAATTATGGAGCAGATTTAAGAAAGGCGAGTAGGCATGGGCTTTTTTACGGTTCCGTGCCAGAGGAATGCATGGAAAATAGCGTTAGAATCCTGGCGTTTACGGATAAATTTAACGAAGCTCTTTGTGAAATGAGGGATACCGATGAATGATGCGATAGTGACAATATTCAATTTTTACGAATCCAGCACTGCCGCCATCTGGTATCCCCATGTGCTTTCCGGCGTGCATCTTGAGACTGATCGGGGGCAGATAATGAAACTGTACGGGACAGACAGCACAGATAATGCACAGTTACATATCCCGTTCGGGGTTAAGGACGGGAGAAAAATTGTTGTTGATACCGTCGGAAAAGAATTGCCGTGGCTTCCGCCGAAGGAATGGAACAGACAGGTCAACGATTTGTTGCCCGACAGCATTACATTTAATCCGTCTACAGATTTTTTTATGGTAGGAGCATGGGACGGGGACAGTCCTGTGAACGATGCAGATTATACGGACAGGCGATATGAAGGGTTTTACGCGTTTATGAATACCGAAAAGGATTTTGTTTATCTTATATCGTCAGTGGGCGGACCATATGCGATAATTCCGCATTTTGAAATCTTAGGGAAGTAGGTGGAGGAAAATGGCTGAACCTATCGGGAATGATGCTACCGGCTATGATGTTTTGACGGCGGCAATGAAGTCGCTGCTTAACCAGTTTCCGGGGCTGTATCCGGATGAAGTAATTAAATTCGAAGAGCTCGGGTCTGAGGATGGCATTGCGTTTTCCAATGATTCCGGGGCGCTGGTGTATACAGAAAAAGAAGATATACTCGGGCGGATATATCAGGAATGCCGGTATCCCTGCTTTGTAGTATACCGTTCGACCACGGGAGCAAGGGAACGACAGAAAATTACTATTCTGGAATTCCTGGATACGCTGGGTCGCTGGCTTTGCCACGAACCCTCCGGGATTGAAGGGAAAGAGTACGAAAAAGCGGTATACCCGGATTTGACCGCAGGGCGGAAAATTGAGCGGGTAACACGTGGGAACGCATATGGAACACAGCCGCAGGAGAATGGCGTGCAGGACTGGGTTCTACCGGTTACGGTTTATTATAAAAATGTTATCGAACCTGAATTTTAAGAAAGGAAGAAAACGATGAAAAGACATTTGTTGAGACATTTCGTTGATGTAAAAATGGACACGTCCGCTGAGGGGTCAGCGGCAGACTACCGGCTTCTGGGAACGGGCATTACATCTTTGACAGAGGAGATGAACCCGGAGACTGAAACAGTGCAGTACATCAATCAGGAAAACGGATCTACTGACCTTAAATCTTATACGCCGTCCATCGAAGTTGAAAGACAGAACGTAGACGAAGAGGACACGGAGCTCACGGACTGGTTTAACAAGATGATAGACACGCTGCCCGTCGGAGCTGATGCCATAACATCCTATGTCCGCGTGAGAGTTTCCGGCGCTGGACCCTCATATCCGGCAGTCCGCCGTCGCTGCGTTGTGAGTGTAGGTGGCACGGGCGGCGATGCAGGGTCAAACGTGACAGATACACTGACTCTGGGTGGCAGAGGTGACGGAGAAGCTGGAACGTTTAACGTAACCACAAGAAAATTCACGGCGACGCCCGCGTCTGGCAGGGCTTTAACGGAATAAGGAGGACAAGATGGGAGCAGCAAGTTTACGAGTAGACAGTGGCGTCAAACGCATTGAGGTCAACGACAACGGCGATTATATTGCGGTCAACATCTCTGACAACAGTTTTTTTAAGCGTTTTGACGATTTTGTGGCATGGCTGAATGCAAAAAACGAGGAAGCCGATAGGATTGCTAATGATTCTTCCGGTGATTTCACGGAACGCTTCGGAGCGTATGACGCTTTATGCAAAGAGGCCTGCGCTGAGTTGGATTCTCTGTTTGGGAGCGGGTGTTGCAAAAAGGTGTTCCCTGACGTGGAATCCCCGGGAATGGAGCTTATCGCGGACTTTTTAGACCAGATCATACCGATTCTTCAGGGCTTCGCCACCGAACGAAATCAGAAAATCACAAGCAAATACAGCCCGAACAGGAAAGGGGCGCGAAGCAATTAAATGTGGAATGTGCTGCTTGATAAATTCCCAACAGAATATGAGGGTTTCCGCATAGACGAAGCCTTCCAGACAGGGATCCAGATTTCACAGGCTTTGCAAGATCCGGACCTGTCAGACGATGAAAGGTTGGCTGTAGCGCTGGGGCTGCTGTATCCGTCAGAGGATGGGGACGGCAGCCCTTCTTCTTTACCCGATTTAAAAACTGCCGTGGATGGCCTTAGGTGGTTTCTGAGCGGGTGGTATACCGACAACCGCCCGAAGGATGAGGACAAAGTTCCGGTAACAGATTTTGACATAGACCAGTGGCGCATCTATTCAGCATTTCTGGAGAAGTACGGAATCGACCTGAACCGGTCTGACATGCACTACTGGGCGTTCATGGGACTGCTGTCCACGCTCGGTGAATGCGCATACACGAACGTCATAGCCATCCGGCAGCAGAAAATAGACCCTAAGATGGACACGCGTGCAAAACAGGCATTGCAGGAGCAGAAACAAATATTTGCAATAGAGCGGGAAGAGGAACTGACAGAAGAGGAACAGGAAGACGTTGACGCTTTTATGAAATGGATCAAGGTAGGAGGCTGATATGCCGAAATATGACGGTTCGATACGGATAAACACAAAAATTGAAACAAAAGATTTAAACAGCCAGATGATGCGCGTGTCTAATGCCATAAAAAAAGACAGCGCGGCTTTAGATTCTCTCAATCGCAAAATGGAAGAATTTTCGCAAAAGAAAATCCCGACAGAAAAATTTGCAGAATTACAAAGAGAGTTAGAAAAGGCAGAATCCGAGTATTCAAAATTGCAGGCCCGTATGTCACAAAAGGGGGCGGCAACGTCTGAGTATAAAGCTTTACAGAAAGACCTCGTTGCGGCGCAAGGAGAGCTGTCTAAGCTTGTAGCACGTCAGACAGACTGGGAAAACATGGGGGTACCTCAAACCGGCGGCGCATGGGACGTACTAAATGAACAGGTTGCAGCCGCATCCGACCGTGTAGATGATCTGAAAGAAAAGCTTCAGCAGATGGAGAACAGTGGAAAGGCGTATACCCCGAAGGTGGACAAGGCTAAACTGGATGAAGCGGCTCAAAAAGTAGATGAAATCAAGGAAAAAATAAACGCGGAGAAAGCATCCGGTAACGCGTTTGTATCCCCAAAAGATACAGAAGAATTTCAGAAGATGTCTGTAAAGGCGTCACAGCTTGCTGGGAACATAGATGTTTCAAAGCGCAGGCTGGCAGAACTTAACGCGAAGCAGAAGCCCATCAAAAAAGAATTCGATCGGATGAAGCGTTCTGCCGATAAAGCATTTAAAACAGCTTCGTCCGGCGCGAAAAAAAGCGCGGGACTGTTCGGCACCTTTGCGTCAAGGCTGAAAGGAATCGCATTATCGCTGTTGATATTCAACTGGATTACAAAAGCATTTAATGCAATGGTAGCTGGAATGCAAAAGGGGTTTTCAAACCTTGCAAAGTATTCTGCTCCGTTGGCAAATTCATTTCAGTCTCTAAAAAATTCACTGGCTACACTTGGGAATGCGTTTGCTGCTGCCTTTGCGCCAATTGTCCAGATGGTAATTCCGTATCTCAATGCGCTTATAAACGGAATAGCGCGGGCAATAACATATGTGGCGCAGTTTATTGCCATCCTTGGCGGGAAAAGCACGTTCATCCGAGCGAAAAAGATACAGGATTCCTATAACGATTCCCTGAATGGAACAGCAGCGGCGGCAAAAAAGGCAGCCGGAGCTTTGGCAAAGTTTGATGACCTGGATGTGTTGCAAAAGCAGGATGATTCCGGCGGCGGTGGAGGCGGAACGCAGCCGAAAGACATGTTCGAGGAAGTCCCTGTTGATGCAGGAGTGAAGTCTTGGCTTGATGGGATTTTGGAGAATCTGAAACCTATTCTTGACTATGTAAAAGAGTTAAAAGATGCTTTTGCGGAAGGCTTCTGGGATGGCTTGGGTGATTTTGAATACCGCTTAGATATTATCAAAAATGGGATTCAGCAAATCCGTGATGCATGGATAGAGATATGGTCAGATCCTGCGGTTGTGGGGGCTGCTGACAACTTCCTTAAAACCTTTATGTATATGTTGGGTTCCTTTACCGGATCAATGGCGAGTATAGGGCTTACTCTGGCGGCGGCTTTGATCGGCGGGATTGGGGATTATCTCGAAAACAATACCGACCGGATAAAAAAATTCCTGATATCCGCATTTAACGTGGGGGCAGATATAAACCTTCTTCTGGCTGATTTGTTCCAGAGTATAGCCCATGTATTTGAAGCATTTGCAAGCGAAAGCGGGATCCGCTTTGTATCGGCGCTGATAGGAATCATTGCGGATGCAGCTATGGGGCTGACTGAACTTGCGCTTAAACTGGGGCGGGACTTTTTACAAATGCTTATTGTACCGTTTACAGAAAATGCTGACGGGTTCAAGACTGCACTGGAGGGGTTATTAGGTGGCGCAGCTACCGTGCTGGAAGGATTTAAGACAGCTGTAGATAAAGCGCTTGATAGCCTGAATGCAATGTACGACGCTCATATAAAGCCATTATTTGATAGTTTAACGAGCGGGCTTTCAGAGGTTGTCAACCATTTTTTAACCGCATGGAATACACACATTCAGCCAGTTATCGACAGAATCGGGACTAGAATATCAGAGCTTCTTACGCAGTCTTTTCTGCCGGCTTGGGAAGCTATAATAAGAGGAGTTGGGTTGGTTGCGGATATTTTAAAATCTTTTTGGGAGAGTATTTTGCAACCGATTGTTGACTGGATTATGACCTACGCAGTGCCATTCTTGGTGCAAGGGTTAGGGGTGCTGTTAGAGTTTATTATACTTGGAATTAAGACGATTGTTGACGGTTTTACAACCTTTATGACGTTTATAAACGATTGTTTAGAATTTTGGAAAGAGGCGTGGGCGGTTGCTTGGGATACGTTCAAAGATTTCTGGAATAAGATAAACAGTATTATTGACATCATGAAAACTGTATTTCGTCTGTTTGTAAAAGTTGTTAAGCAGCTGATTGATGGAGACTGGAAGGGCGCATGGAATACCGCGCAGGAAATCTTCACGATCTTTAAAACCAAAATCGAAGGCGTCGTGGATTCTATAAAGGCGTTTTTGTCCGGCTTCTTTACATGGGTTAGCGACATGATTGCTGGTGTTATAGAGGGAATTAAGAATATCGGCAGCGGGATCAAAAACGCATTTACTGGTGGAGGATCATCGCATACGCGAACAACTCCCGTGCAGCCGTATGCCATAAACGAAAGCTTTGCATCTCGCACCCTGCGGGATATCCCGGCGCTTGCATCTGGCTCGGTAATCCGTGGCGGCAACCCGTTCCTGGCGATTCTGGGCGACCAGCGGGCAGGGCAGACCAACATCGAAGCGCCGATAGGCACAATCAAACAAGCTGTATCGGAGGTAATGGCAGAGAGCGGCGGCGGATTTAGAACGGCGAAAATTGTCTTGCAGGTAAACGGGGTAGATCTGGCGCAAGCTACACTGCAGGATTTCTTATCGGAAGCAAGCAGGCAAGGATATGATCTGGAGGTGATCGGAGGATGATTTTTACACGCGGCATATACATAGATGGGGAGTATTTTAACATCCCCATCGTGTCCATAAAAAGAAACGCGGATTTCCTCGACAAATTCGCCGAAAGAGTTGAAACGGGAGAGCTCCAGCGTGAATTGATAGGCGTGTATTTTAACTACACAATGTCGGTCGGGAAGAGCAGCTCGTTCCCGGATGGCGTATATAAACGTTTCTGGGATAAGGTTACAGAGCCCGTCCCATTCCATATTATTTCGCTGCCGTCAGATCCTGGTTATTACGAATACACAGCTTATATATCCAGCGTCTCTGATGAATACGAGAAGATAACACAGGATAGCGCTGATTATAAAGGGTTTACCTGCAAGTTTACGGCGAAAGAACCGGCAAGGAGACCATGATGAAAACAGAATTTTATGTCGAATACAATCTGTATGACACGACTGCTCTGCCTGATGCAAAAGAAAGCACAGAGAGCAATGCTGCTTTTGGGGATATGGGGCTGTTTAAGTCAAAAGGCAGCCCACCAAAATACGCTACACTGGAACATAATTTTTTCGTGTTGGATGGGAGTCTTAGCGAAATGCCAGACACGCCGACGGACATCCCATTTTTTTCGGATGTGCAAGCGGGCGCAGATGGAATTTTCACAAAACAGCCTGTAATCAGAATAGATTTTACCGAAAATCATACCTCTATCGGGCTGACTTTTCATTTTTCGGAAACATTCCCGCTGGAGATGGAAGTGACATGGTACGACCTCGGCGGTACATATAAATCGCAAAAACGTTTCTTTCCGGACAAACTGAATTATTTTGCCGAAAACCAGGTGGAGGAATACGGACGCATTGAAATCCGATTTGTACGTGCCCTACCGTGGCACAATGTAAAGTTAAACTATCTCGAGTATGGCACAACGTTTATCTGGGGCCCCGATGTCATAAAAAGCGCGAAGCTTGTAAATGACACAGATCCTATCAGCAATCAGATTAAAACGGACAAACTCACGTTTGACTTTGTTGACACTGATGATGATTTTAATGTTGGAAACATTAACGGGTTGCACAAAACATTGCAGAAAAAGCAAAGAATGTTGCCATACGAAATCGTTGACGGCGTGAATATGCCGCTGGGCGTGTTTTTTATGGAATCCAACAGTACCACCAAAAATGTCACCCAAATATCGGCGATCGACTACAAAGGGATGCTTGCTAATGTGGATTTTAAAGACGGGCGGATATATGTCGGAGAAACGGCGGGAAGTGTAATCGCGGAGATTATGACAGCAGCAGGGATTGAAGATTATACAGTAGAGGAAGAAGTGGCACAAACCCCTCTATATGGCACGCTTAAAATCCAGACCTGTCAAAAAGCTCTGCGGGAGGTCTTGTTCGCTTGCTCGGCGATTATGAACACATCACGGAGGTCGGGCGTTGAAATACGGAAATCAACGAGAAGAATATCTGCAACGATTCCTCGCAGTCGGAAATTTTCCACGACATTAAAAGTCGACCCTTATGTATCAGATGTGAACGTAAAATATAAAACATGGGTGTTGGAGACAGCAGAAAGTGAGATTACAAAAGGCACATACGAGCCGGGGATACATATAATCCAGCTTACGAGCCCGGCGGTGAACATGGTCGCATCAGCAGGCAGGATAGTTAAACAAATGCCGTATTATGTTGTGCTTGAAATCGCGGGAAGCGCCCGTACGGAGGTTGCAATCACGGGGCGCAAATATGTTGGCACAGAGCTGGCTACACTGTCCAGAATCGAGCATATAAAGTCCGGCGAGGTGCGGAACACAAAAACATTTACAGGAACGCTTTTGAATTATGAAAGTGCCCAGAAGGTTGCAGATAATATACTTGATTATTATCAGCTTCAGCAGATTATTCAGACGCGTCATTTGTCCGCCGAGGAAAAAGCGGGGGACTGGGCGGAAGTCGAAAATACCTTGCAAATGCATGGTAATTTTGTCGCCTGTATAGAATCCCTCAGCATTGACCTCACGGGTGGATTTGTGGGTACGGCAAAGTACAGAGGATATTATAAAATAACATCAGAAGATTATTATTCTGGCGAGTTGTATGCTGATGAGGAGGTGGGAATCACCTAATGGAATGGGTATATGACCGGACACAGGAGGATGTGGAGCGGGCAAAACTACTTACGCAAAAATATGCTGCGGGGACGATCACGGAAACGGAGAAAAAAGAATGGGCTGCAGGAATGAAAGGCGCGCTGAATGCCTCAGACCTGAACAGGATTGAAGGGAATATCCGGGAAATCGCTGGAATTTTAGCGATAACTGTAACAACGAAAACGTGGGAAAAGAATCAAATCCCACGAGTAAGTGATTTTAAAAGAATCCGTGATAATGTACAACGCATCCGGGACGCATGGAGTACCTTGAAAGATACCCCAGTTACGCCAGATACGCCGCTGGTTACTTATCAAAAATGGAATGCCATAGAGCGGATTTTACACGATGTCAAATATGTATATGACCGCGTCATGGACAGTTATTATTATTGCGGCGATGAAATCTACGCCGGGGAAGGAATAGGGATTTTATAATGGCAGAAACATGGTTTACCCCGAAAGAATGGAAAGCCCGCCTTGTGGAATTTGCAGGACGTAGGCTTCTGAGAAACGTTGCAAACGGAGAATCAACAACGTATGACGTTTCCCGCAGTGAGGGACAGGTGTCTCAGGAGGGCGATGCGTTTAACACTAAAAATATGAACGACCTCGAACGGCGAATCTCGAACGGATTTGCGAAGGCAAAGACCAATATTGATTCACTTAACGACAATGGTGCGATCAAAGGCATGGACGCTAGAGAGGACGGAGTTTATATCACATACTCCACTGGTGCTGATACAGTAACAAAAAAATTGGGTAGCGAACCTCAACTGCTCGGAACGCTAACTGGCAACGGAACTTTTGATTGTAAAAAAATTGCAAACTATAAACAGCTTACAAAAGATAATTTTTTTATAATTCCCAAAACAGTCAGAGCCAGATTCAACGCACCTGGGGGAACGGATTCCAGCAATATGGGATGGAATAGTACAAAAGAATTAAAAAGCATCGAATACAATGCGGATACAGGTATTCTTTCGTTTTATCTAACTACTTCTGATAGCTATTCGTATGGCAACTATTGGACAAAATCATATTCAATAGATATTACAGGTGATTTATATTGCGTTTTTTAAATATAATGAACACGAACTGTTCTTTGCTTTAATCCAGTACCGTATTGTATTAAAACGCACTCCGTATGGCGTGATGATATGGAAAGAATTCCTTTATCAGCATCATAATTCCAGTCATATCCGACTCCTGTTCTTAACATGGAAGTGTTCCAGTTTGCCATATCAAGATCTGAAAGCATTCGTGGGAACAGAGTTTCCCATAAAATCAAATCCTTGTAGTTAGGTATATCAGATATATCTATCGACATTGAGCCAGAGTTTGCAGTGGGGGTTATAGTAAAATCTCTATATGTGAGAGACCCTAATTTTACCTTCATTCCATCGGCTGTAGTTCCCCAAAAGTTAGTGCCGTCCCACTGAAGTCCCGTCCCGTCTGGAAAACGCTGGTTCAAATCCCTACTTAGTTGAGTAAAAACAAAATGTATATTAAATAAAACCTAAAAATAGAAAAGAGGTAAAAATATGAAAAAAATCGTATTTAAATCTGGCAAAGAATTGGAGATTGATGGGATTACCCAAAGCGGGAAATCCTTGCAAATCTCTATAAAAAGCAGCGATGTGAAAAGCATCATCGGCACGTTTTCAGACCCTGAAAACACGGCTGTGATGCGGTATTATGTGGGAATCGACTTGATGTGCGGGTACGCTGGGTTTAAAAAATTCGCCGGGCTGGAATATACGCCTGACGTGATCGCGTCCATCAATTACGAGCAGGAGGACGCAACAACAGAAAGCGGGTTTGCGGAATCCCATGTGAATGTATGTACGGTGCATATGGAAAAAGCGGAAGAAGCAGTGATGCCGGCGGGAATGACTGATAAAGTCACAAAGCTGGAAAACGATGTGTCCAGCATCACGTCCGGCATCAATGAGATCAACGGAATCTTGGAGGGCGAATGATATGTTTACAAAAAAAGCGAAAGATAATCTCCTGGCAATGCTAGAGCAGGCTAAAATCAGCGCTGTGGATAACACGGATGCACAGGCTTTGCTCGTGCCGTCGCTGTACCCTGAATGGGAAGTACTGAAGGACGGAACACATCTGACAAAAGGGCAGCGGTGCACTTATAATAAAGTGCTGTACAATGTCCTGTCTGACCACGATAAACAGGAGCAGTGGACTCCGGAGGCGGCACCGTCCCTGTTCGCAAAAGTTCTTATCCCAGACCCGAACGTAACACCGGACTGGGAGCAGCCGGGAAGCACAAACGGATATAAAAAAGGCGATAAGGTAAAACACAATAGTAAGGTCTGGGAATCTCTGGTCGACAATAATGTATGGGAGCCGGGAGCCGTAGGAACGGATAGTGTATGGAAAGAAGCCAGCGAATGAGAAAGGCGTAGGAAATGCTTATTGAACTGATAGAAAAGGCGGAAAATGTTGGGTGGGGGACGATAGCGGTTGTGATCGCTGGTGTGTTTATGTTTATCCCGACTATCGTGGAAAGCTGGAATAAGGTCCTTGACGCACTGGGGTTGGTAAAGAAAAAGAATCTTTTCCGGAAACAGCGTGAAAAGGAGATCGCAGCAGTCTATTCACATATCGAGGAGCTGCAAAGTGGAGTCGTGTCAAAGCAAGAGGAGTACCACCAGCAATCTATTACGATCAGGGACAATCTTGCCAGAAGGCAGGACGATTTGTACGAAAAACAGATTGAATTGAAGCAGGATGTAAAGAATATAACTCGGATGCTGGAAGAGTACATCCAGAAGGACAACGAACGCACGATTGCTTCGCTACGTACAACTCTGTGGCGGCTACATAAGGAATTTACATCACAGAGATATGTGACGCCGGACGGATTAAAGACCTTCCGAGAGCTGGGGAATGTGTACGAAGCTGCCGGCGGGGATGACATTTATCACGAAAAGCTGCAGCCGGAGGTGTTAGCTCTAGACATCAAATATCCGGATGGAAGCATATACAAAATTAAGGAGGTATGACAATGAAAAAGATTGATTGGATGCGAAAACTGACAAGCAGAAAGCTTTGGATGAGCGTGGCATCATTTGTGACGCTGATGATTGTGGCTTGCGGAGGGACGGAAAATGAAGCCACACAGATCTCTGCGCTGATCATGGCTGGTGCTACGGTTATCGGCTATGTCATCGGCGAGGGTTTGACAGATGCGGCAGCTATTGAAGCAGACAAGGAAGGATAAGGTGATCCGATTATCTCCCGCGCAGGGTTAAGCGTGATTCTGGGGCGGCTTTGGTCGCCCTCATAAAATAATAAGGAGACCAGAATATGAAAAAACTTTTTATTTCACAGCCGATGAAAGGCAAAACAGATGAGGAAATTTTAAAAGAGAGGGAAAAAGCAATTGCCAGCGCAAAGAGAAATTTTGCAGAGAGCGAAGAAATAGAGGTTATTGATTCATTTTTCCAGAGCGCTCCTGCGGATGCGAGACCTCTGTGGTTTTTGGGAAAATCTTTGGAATTGCTTTCTACGGCAGACATTGCATATTTTGCAAAAGGCTGGGAAAACGCAAGAGGATGTCGCATCGAAAATACTTGCGCCATTGAGTACGGAATTGCTGTGATTGAAGATTATACGGAGGATTGAAAGTATGGGAAGCAAAGAATTTTTGGAAAAGAGCAAACAGATTGTCGTTGACTATTTCAACAGTCATGCGGACAAAACCGACCAGAAGCAGATTGCACAGGATGATGTATATGTGGTCTGGTACTGCAAGACGCTTCAGAATCACAAGGCGCTGCTGAGCACAACTGTTTCTGACGGGATGTATTATGAAATCACATATAATGGGGACAAGCAGGAAACGTATGTAGACGCATACAAGAAGTGGGAGAACTTTGTGGTGAGGTAATACTTATGTGGAAAGGGTTAGACGTATCAGATAATCAAGGTGCCATAGACTGGGCACAGGTTGCAGCGGCAAATGTTGCATTCGCAATCCTGCGCAGTGTGCGCCGATCAGGCAAGACAGACCATCAGTTTGCTGCAAATTTGGAAGGCTGCCGAAAGCACGGCATTCCGATAGCAGTTTATAAATATACCTACGCAGCCACGCCGGAAGTGGCGCAACAGGAAGCGCAGCAGATCGTAGCATTATTGCGGTCTTACGGGCTGACCGGCACAATGGTATGGTGGGATGTGGAGGACAAAGATGCGCTGCGACCGCTGGGAGTTGAGAAGCTGACAGAGTGCATCCGTGCAGCGCAGGAGGTCATCACAACGGCAGGGTACGGATTTGGTCTGTATATCGGGTTGTATGTTTATAAGGAGCGTTGGTTTGACTTTAATGCGTTTGCTGGGACACGGTTGTGGATAGCACGCTATTATCGCGGATATCGAACGATGCAGTTTGATGACGAGCCGGATCAGAAATACAAGCCAAATGTTGACGGAGACATATCTGTATGGCAGTACACGAGCTGTGGGGAGATCCCAGGTATCAGGGGAGATGCAGACCTTGATATCGCATATGATGATCCTGCGGAATGGACGCATCCTGCAGCGGAGCCGGGAGTGATTTACACAGTATCCGTAGCTGATGTATGGACACGCGAGCAGGCAGAGGTTATCCGGCAGCAGTTTGCGGCGATGGGAATTAATGGGATTATCCATAAGGTTAAGATCTTGGAATAAAGATATAGGCCGAGAGAACATTCAAAGTCCTCCCGGCCGCAGGCTATGATGAAATGATGAAGCGGCTATGTCCTGATAAGATTATCTTTTATGGGTCTGTACCAGACGATTGCAAAGGTGATATAATCAGGATAAAGCCGTTTAGCGATAAATTTAACGTTGTGGAGGTGGCGGCATGGTGATAAATTTACAGTTTTTCGGTGGGCGCGGATCTGCTTTAAACGCAGCCGGAAGTGCGAAAAAAAATAGAGGTGGGATCATCGATCCATCTGCAGAGCCCAGGGAAATAGAAGCAGTATATAGAGAATCACGCGGGTATTACGGGTCTTATTACAAGAACGAGATTTTGCAGGCATCTGCTGATGATCGTACCGGGGAGTTATCTTTTGACTATGCTACTCATGAAAAACGCGAAAAGACATCTAAAACAAATAAAACGCAGTATCTTACATATAAGTTAAATGCTGGCGCAGAGGATGGAGACACGTTTGGTATCAATTGGGACAAGGTTAAAGCTGTCTCGGGGCAGACGTATGGCATCCGCGCAGAACTGAAAGAACGCGGTTTTAAATGGGACGGGAAAACAAAAAAGTGGCGGAAAGAGTAAATTTTCTGACCAAAGACATACAGAAAAACAACACCGAAAAGCAGGGCTCTTATGAGCTCTGTTTTTTTATCAAAAAAAGTTTCAAATACATGTTGACAAAAATCAGAAGTATTATATAATAAGATATAAGGAAAACCTAATAAATAATAAGGAGGCGGTAAAAATTTTAACCATCCAGCAAAAAGTAAACATGGCGTGCTCCGCGGCTGAAATCAGCAAAACGGAACTTGGAAAGCGAATAGGATTATCACAGTCCGCATTTTCCCAACGTTTAAAAACAGGGAAGTTTTCCGACGAGGACTTCCAAAATATGGCGAAAGCCATAGGGGCAAAATACTATTCTGGTTTTGAATTCCCAGATGGTACAAAAATTGAGTAAAAACAAGAAAGCAGATAAGGAGAGCTCGAAATGAATGAGACAGTGAAAAAAGCGTACGAAATCGCAAAAGAAACCGGTGATTTTGAAGTTGATTATCTTCCAGAGGTTGAAGTTGGAGAAATTGTAGAACTGAACGATGTCTGGGACGGAGAGGGCGAAGCACCGGATGATGAGGAGTCTGGTTCTTACGGATCATATTCGCACAAAATAACAAATGACCAGTGGATCAACTACGAATTTGATATCGTAGAGAAGAAAGAGAATCCATTGGACACACTTGTGAAAATAACAAAAATTGAGTTGATATAAAGGGGAAATGATATGCTGGAAGCCATTGAATATATAGGCGCTGAAAATCTGGAAGATATTGCGCTGAGAGCATATAAACCACGTCCCGGAATTTATATATTTGTTTCTCCGGGCGGGAAAATAATAAGGGAAATCCGCAACGAAAGGATGATCTATTTTAATACGAAATATCGTATGATGGACTATTATTCATGGATTGTATCCATGCAGAAACCGGTAAAAAGCAAGCTGGTTTTTAGCAACAATTATTTAACGTTTTTCTGCAGAAACGTACAAAAGTTGACTGATGCGGACATAGACGAATATTTTCAAAAGCTGGAAACGCCGGGAGACCATATGTTTTTTGCTGACGTTATAAAAAATAATATTCGCAAAATTAAAAAGGAAGATCAGGATATTGTAAAATTTTTTCTTATGGATTCTCCGGAACTTTATAGAGAACTCGGGATGAAAGACTGGAGAGAAAAGTCTATAAGTATGCCGCCCAGATCAGGTATGACGAAAGGAAAATGGTTGAAGGAAAAAGAGCGAAAGGGTTATCCAATGGGATGCTCTTATAATGCGAAGAAGCCCGGTAATTTAAACCGGATATATCTCGTAAACGAAGAAGAAGGTTTACAGATAAAATTATTTTACGACATATTAAAAGGGTTTTTTAATCGCGGGTGCAACATCGCAATTGTCGGGAAAAACATGCTTATACCATTAAAGAGCAAACAAGGGATTGATCGCAGAATAAAGGGTGCAATGCTTATTTGGTTTACGATGATAAAAGGGCAGATTGTGATAGTAGATATCGACAGGATCGCGAGTTATGATCCAGTTTTAAGGTATAACAAATAATGCTGAACTGGATCGGCTGGAAAAAGAAAATGAAAAAGGAGAAGAAAAAATGGAAAAATTTAATCATTATGGTGTAGAGGTAATATATCAGGTCATCGATGGACCTTTTGAAGAGGTCTTGAAGCAAAACGGAGTGAAATATACCGCACTCCCGTATATTGAGGATATCGTATTTAGATACGAGAAAGACGGGCAGCGGAGATATGCGTACATCGAAGTAGAAAAACTGCCGGATGATTACGCGGAGCGCGTATATATTACGTCAGAGATTCCGGAGGATTTGAGCTGGAAAGGAATCGCAGAGGATTACCGGAATCAGAAATCCGGCGAGAGACCGGCAAAACTACATACGCGGGCATACATGATCTTTTCAGCGGCATACAACGATGCGCTCCGGAAGATGCCATTTACTTTTGACCTGAACGCTGCACCAGGAAAAAGAGACATTGCATACGCGCTCATAAAGTACTATGTGAGCATAGATGATCTAAAAGAGATGGATCATCACGATTGCCCGATGATCGATGAATTTTAAAAGTTAGGGACAGCCGAAAAGCTGCCCCTTCTTTTTTATCTAACTTTTACTATTTGCTGAAATGAATGATAAAAGTTAGATAAAATATGAAAAAAAATTAAAACCGCCAGTG